ATATTTTTATTGGAATAACATAGACTTTACTGGATTTGCTGGTACGTTGAGTAATACAGGGCTTAAAGCCTATTATGGTGATCTCACCCTATCAACGGGTATGACGCTACAAGCTGGAACAAACCCCATAAATTTTAACGCCACCTCCGGCCCAAAAACTATTACCAGCGCTGGTAGAACGATGGACTTTCCGGTCACGTTTGACGGCGTAGATGGCTCTTGGCAGCTTCAGGGCGCCATGACGGTTGGCTCTACTCGTACGACCACGCTGACCAACGGTACGCTGAACCTGAACAACTTTGTGTTGAGTACAGGGCTGTTTTCCTCCAACAACCTTAACGTGCGTACCTTGACATCAGGCACGGGAACCATCACATTGACGGGGAATAACGCAACAATTTGGGACACAGGGGCTTCCGTTAACTTAACCTATACAACAATACCCACTGTAAATGCCTCGTACTCAGGTGCTGTTGGAACCCGCATATTTTCTGTTGCAAGCCTAACAGATGGGGTTAACTTAAATATTACCGCTGGCACGGATATTATCGCCCCTAACGCCACATTTGTCGTCAATAACTACAATTTTACTGGGTTTAGCGGGACACTTACAAATGTATCTACGCAAATTTATGGAAGTTTGACACTATCTACCGGCATGACGGTATCTACTGGCGCTGGTACATTTACGTTTAGAGCAACATCTGGTACCAACACAATTACCAGTAACAGTAAGACGATGAACTTTCCCCTCACGTTTGACGGGGTAGGCGGCACTTGGCAGCTTCAGGATGCTCTGACTTCTGGGGCTGCTCGTACTACTATATTAAACAACGGCACGTTGGATTTATTTAGTTACACGTTGACTACGGGGCTGTTTAACTCCAGCAATTCCAACGTCCGTGTACTTGCATTTGGTACGGGTAAGATTGTAACGACGGGGCTAAACAATAACAATTGGAATACGGATACTGCGACCAACTTAACTGTAACTGGAACATCCCGCATAGAATTATCTGGCAATGGGCTTGCGGGTCAAGTTAGAAACGTATTTGCAGGAAATTCTGGCGGCACAGAAAATAATTCTCCCAATATTTATGTAACTGCTGGCGCAGACAGCGTATCGTTTGCTAACAATAGAAAATACGGCACAATTGACTTTTCTAACGGTGGAACTTCTACGTTTACCGGAAACTTTCAGGCCACTGCGTGGATTTTTACAATATACGGAAATTTGATTTTAACTAGCTCCATATCTGGACTTACCGCATCCACAAGTTTTACAGGCCCAGTTACCTTTGCTGCAACATCTTCAAAAACCATTACTAGCGCCGGTAATACGCTTCCCATTCCGATCACGTTTGACGGCGTAGGCGGAACTTTTGTCTGCTCAGATGCTTTAAATGTTACCGGCGAATTGACCATGTCCGACGGCACGCTAAAACTGTTTGCTGGTACTACCAGCACGGTAGGATCGTTTGTTACTACCGGTACGACCCAAAAGTTTTTAAGCAGCACAACTCCTGGGTCACAAGCCACTATCAGCGACGCAAGCGGCGTCAACTCGGCAAGCTACCTAACTATCCAAGACATCAATGCCACTGGCGGGGCAACTTGGTATGCATTGGCGCCAAGCGTAGATGCAGGCAACAACACGGGGTGGATTTTTTTTCCAACCCCTGCTGACAGCAATGAAATTACAATGCGTCTGCGCTCATTCACTCAACCTCGGAGATTTTAATTATGTCCATGAATCTGAAAGCTGTAACGACCTGCATGGGTTACCAGCAAATCACCAGCCTGTCCAGCGCAGCTAATTTGACGGTTCCTCAAAGAACCCCAAACGGTCAAAACGCCAAACCGGTGTTTGCCTTGATTATTGCTGAAGGCCAGGCAGTGCGTTGGCGCGATGACTTAACAGCGCCCACGGCGTCTGTTGGTATGCCGTTGGCAATAGGAATCCCGTTGCAATACGATGGCGACCTGACTAACATCAAGTTCATTGAGCAGGTTGGCGGTGCGACCTTGAACATCAGCTACTACCTGTAAGGTTAAATTTACACAGATATTAAAAATTCCAGCATAATGCTGAAAAAACGTACTGGTGCGCTCACCAGGGAATCCAAGGATTCAGACAAATGACTGATGAAGTCGAAAACCTAGCGGTTACACCCGTGCCAGAACTGGAAGCTACGGCGGCAAATCCAGAACCTGTAGTAGAAACGCCGGAAGTTGAGGCTCCCAAGACGTTCTCGCAAGAGGAACTTGACGCCGCAATTGGTAAACGCCTTGCAAGAGAGCAACGGAAGTGGGAACGAGATCAAGCGCAACGCCAAGCGGAAACGCAGGTGTTGAGGGCGCCAGTTGATGATTATTCCGCAGAGGCTAACCCCGACGCGATGGTCTTGCAAAAGGCTGAAGAAATCATTGCCAGGCGTGAGGCTGCTAAACAGCAGTTTCAAGCTCTCGAAAGCTATCAGGAACGTGAAGAAGCAGCGCGGGACAAATACACTGACTTTGAACAAGTTGCGTATAACCCCAAGTTGACTATCACAAACGTGATGGCTGAAACGATCCAGTCTTCGGACATTGGGCCTGAGTTAGCTTACTACCTCGGTTCAAACCCCAAAGATGCACATCGTATTGCCAGTCTGCCGCCACTCAGCCAAGCGAAGGAAATTGGGAAGATAGAGGCCAAATTGGCCGCTGATCCTCCTATGAAGAAAACAACGTCTGCGCCAGCGCCTATTACGCCAGTCACAGCACGCTCTTCTGGAGGGCCAGCTTTTGACACTACGGACCCACGGTCTACCAAGACCATGACGGATTCGCAGTGGATTGAAGCTGAACGTGCAAGGCAACGTAAGAAGTGGGAAGCACAAAACCGCTAATTTTTTATAAAGGACTTTATTGTGGCTAACTCAATCCTAACCATCGACATGATCACGCGCAAGGCGCTTGAGATTCTCGAAAACAACTTGGTGCTCACGCGCAACGTGAACCGCCAATACGACGACAGCTTTGCTGTACAAGGCGCCAAGATCGGCTCCACACTGCGTATCCGTCTGCCCGACCGCGCTTTGGTCACTGACGGTGCCGCCCTGCAAGTTCAGGACGACAACGAGCAGTTCACCACCCTGTCTGTTGCAAGCCAGAAGCACATTGGTGTTAACTTCACCTCTGCTGAACTGACCATGCAATTGGACGACTTCGCAGAGCGTGTTCTCAAGCCTCGTATTAGCCAGTTGGCCTCCAGCATTGATGCTGATGTCGCCAATGCGTACAAGACCATTGGTAACACCGTCGGCACGCCTGGCACGACTCCTTCTACTTCTTTGGTGCTGTTGCAAGCCCAGCAGAAGCTGAACGAGAACGCTGCTGTGATGTCGCCTCGCTACGCTACCGTTAACCCCGCCGCTAACGCTGGTTTGGTTGAAGGCATGAAAGGTTTGTTCAACCCCACCGACACCATCAGCAAGCAGTTTAAGAACGGCATGATGGGCACTGGCGTACTGGGCTATGAAGAGATCAATATGTCTCAGTCGATCAAGCAGCACACCACCGGTTCGCGTGATGCTGGTGCATCTACCACAGTTAAGACTCCTGGCGTTACCGCTGAAGGTGCATCCACCATCGTGTTGACTCAAGGATCAGTGACCACAACCATTAAAGCTGGTGACGTGTTTACTGTTGGTAGCTGCTTTGCTGTGAACCCACAAACCCGTGAAACCACTGGTTCGTTGTTCCAGTTCGTAGCTTTGGCTGACGCTACCGCTGTGTCTGGTGATTGGACTGTGACCGTGGCTCCTATGTATTCGGCTACTAACGCACTGGCTACTATGACTTCATTGCCAGCTACTAGTGCCGTTGTGACCTTTGTTGGAGCCGCATCTACGGCTTACGCACAGAACTTGATCTACCACAAGGACGCTATCACGTTTGCCACGGCTGACCTGTTGTTGCCTCAAGGTGTTGACATGGCTGCTCGCGCAGTTCATAACGGTATCAGCTTGCGCGTTGTTCGTCAGTACGACATCAACAATGACCGTATGCCTTGCCGTATTGACGTTCTGTACGGCTTTAA